AATTTAAAAAAACAAACTGATCTTCATGAAAAAATTCGTAATGATGAAGATTATGATGATTGGGAATATGGAACGGAACCAAATTATGGAAAAACTTGGTAAAAAGTATTATAGATATATAAAGGCGAAAAACAAATGAATGGCAGTAACAATTTCTCGTAGTTTTAAAGATATTAGTTTATCCTTTACGAAACATCCAGTTACTAATGATATAACAATACTTAGGAATGAAGATGCAATTAAAAAATCTGTTATTAATCTTGTTAGGACTCGTTTAAATGAAAGATTTTTTAATAATTTAATAGGAACATCAGTTGATGATACATTATTTGAAATAGGAAATTCTGATGTATTCTCCTTTTTAGAGGAAGAAATCACAACCTTATTGAATAACTTCGAATTAAGAATATTATTACGTAATGTTGAAATTGAAAATCCAGATGATACAAATGATTTAAACATTAAAATTACTTATGATATTGTTGGACTGCCATTTCCAACTCAAAATATAGAGTTTATCTTACAACCAACTAGGGTATAATGTCCTTCAATCAATTTACTAATTTAGATTTTAATGATCTACGTACTCAGATTAAAGACTATCTGAGATCAAATTCTAATTTTACTGATTTCGATTTTGAAGGATCAAACTTTTCCGTTCTGATTGATATTCTTGCATACAATTCCTACATTACTGCATATAATACTAATATGCAAGCAAATGAAGCATTTTTAGATAGTGCAACATTAAGAGAAAATGTAGTTTCTCATGCTCGTAATATTGGATATGTACCTCGTTCAAAAAAATCATCTAAAGCAAAAATAAGTTTTTCTGTAGATGTGTCATCTTATAATTCTAGAACCGTAACATTAAAAGCAGGTCCATTTGCATTAGGCGCAGTCCAAGATGGTAATTATATATTCTCAATACCATCTGATGTAACAGTTCCTGTAAATACTTCAAATATTGCATTTTTTGAAAATTTAGATATTTACGAAGGGTCCTACTTAACAAAAACATTTACAGTCGATTACAGCCAATCAAATCAAAGATTTTTAATACCAAATTCAAATGTAGATACCTCAACGATTCGTGTAAGTGTGTCTAATAGCACAATCGAAGTATATACATTATATGAAAATATTTTAAATGTAAATAAAACATCAAAATTATTTTTAATTCAAGAAATAGAAGATGAAAAATATGAAATTTTATTTGGTGATAATATTTTAGGAAAAAAACCAGAACACGGTAGCACAATTTCCATTTCTTATATTATAACTAATGGAAAATCTGCAGATGGATCTGCAAACTTTACTTTTTCTGGAAATATTAAAGATAATAACTCAACTAATATTACAAGTGGAATTTCTTTAATTACAACAACGTCTTCATCGGAAAATGGAGATGACATCGAAACGATAGATTCTGTAAAGTATCTTGCCCCAAGAGTATATGCCTCTCAATATAGAGCCGTAACCGCAAATGACTATAAAGGTTTAATACCTTATCTTTATTCGAATATAGATTCTGTAACTGCATATGGGGGAGAAGAATTGGATCCCCCACAATATGGAAAAGTTTTTATTTCAATTAAACCAAGAAATGGTAATTTTTTATCAGAAATTACAAAAAACGATATTAAGAAAAAATTAAAACAGTATTCAATTGCTGGAATTAAACCAGAACTTATTGATTTAAAATATCTATATGTTGAAATTGATTCTACTGTTTATTATAATCCAGCATTTATTTCAGATTCAGTTATAATTAAAAATCAAGTTTTAAATACTTTAAATTTCTATTCAATATCTTCTGATGTAAATAGTTTTGGGGGAAGATTTAAATTTAGTAAAGTAAATACTTTAATTGATAATACAAATCGAGGAATTACTTCAAATATTACTAAAGTTAGAATGAGAAGAGATATTTCAGTAGAAATGAATAAATTTGCTACGTATGAGATGTGTTTTGGGAATAAATTTCATCAAAAAACAGGAAAATATAACATCAAATCTTCAGGATTTAAAATTAAAGATATTTCCGATACATTATATTTAACTGATAATCCAATTAGTTCTATAAATGGAAAAATATTATTTTTCAAACTTATAGATAATGTTCCAACAATAATATCTTCAGATGCAGGAACAGTTGATTATCTAAAAGGAGAAATTAAATTAAATATAGTAAATATTGTATCGACATCATTGCCAAATAATAAAATTGAAATACAAGCAATACCAGAATCAAATGATGTAATTGCATTGAAAGATATTTATTTGCAAATAGATATGAATAATACTGTAGTAAATACTATAGAGGATACAATTACTTCAGGAGAAAATATTTCTGCTACTTCTTATACCTCAACATCGAGTTACTTAAACGGATACTACACAAGATAAAATGACGGAAATCAAAAGAATAAAAATCAATCACATTTTAGATTCACAAATTCCTGAATTTTTGAATGAAGAATCTCCAATTTTTCAAGAATTTTTAAATCAATATTATACATCACAGGAACATCAAACTGGAATAGTTGATTTATCATCTAATATTCAAAAATATAAAAAAATACAAAATTTTAACAATGAAACATTAATAGATTTAAATCTTCCATCTATATTAACTTCTAATATTTTATCCTTTGATGATACTATTTTAGTATCACATACAATTGGATATCCAAGTAAATATGGATTAATTAAAATTAATGATGAAATTATTACTTATACTTCAAAAACTTCAAATTCATTTTTGGGTTGTATTCGTGGATTTAGTGGAATTGATAGTTTACAGAGAAACAATAATCCAGAATTTTTAAATTTTTCAATTACTGAAGCATCAGAGCATACATCTGGAAGTTCTTTGCAAAATTTAAATTTTATATTCTTTTTTGAAATATTTAAAAAATTTAAATATCAGTTTTTGCCTGGTTTTGAGGAAAGAAAATTTACTCCAGAAATTTCTTTACAAAATATTTTATCAAGAGCAAAAGATTTTTATTCTTCAAAAGGAACAGCACAGTCTTTTAAAATTCTTTTTTCAATTTTGTATGGAACAGAAATAGAAACAATAAATCCTCAAGAATATATGTTGAGGCCATCTGATAATAATTATTTTGTAACAAAAAATATTTTAGTTGAAAAAATTTCTGGAAAAAATACTACTTCATTAAAAGGAACAACATTAAACCAATTTATAAGTGGAATTGGTACAGTTTCTGCCTCTATCTATAATATTGAATATAGACCAATACGAGGTAAAGATTTTTATGAAATATCTTTAGATTCTACCTCTTTTACTGGTAATTTTGAAATTACAGGATCTACTAAAGTAATTGAAACTGTTCTTGCATCAAATAATACAATTACTGTTGATTCTACAGTTGGATTTGCACAATCAGGAACAATTATTGCCCAAAAATCAAATTTAACCGAATTAACTTTAAATTATACAGACAAAACAAGCACCCAATTTTTAAATGTTTCTGGCATTAGTCAAAATTTAAATTTTGGAGATTTTATTTATGAAAAAAAATTAGCATATGCATATGATCAATCATACACATCATTAAACGAATTTAGAGTTATTAGTGTAATTGATAAAATTGATACTAAAACTTCTTCTGGATTAAAAATTGGAGATAAAATATCACTCAGTTCTTTTGGAAAAAACTTATCAGGAAATATAAAATTTGATAGTTGGATTTACAATATACCAACATATCATAATATAAATTCAATTTCATCAATTGGCAATAACAATTATAGAATAATATTAAAAGACAACGTTAAACTTTATAAGAATGATCAAATTTATATTTCTAATGTATTAAATGTAGATATTGATGCTATAGTTATAAGTATTGAATCATCAACCACGATTATTATAGAATCATTATCGAATATAGACATTTCAAATATAATAAAAATTAAGAAAAAAATTACTAAAGCCAATTCTCCAAATTTTACTGATATATCAAATATAAATGGAGGAGTCCAAAATACTTATATTGATAATGAGGGAAAATATTTATACGTGACTACTTCTGGTTTTCCGAATTATACAATTACGTCTACAAATACAAAAAGAAATGTTATCACTACAGGAACAGGATCAACTACAATTTTGGAAATATCTAATCATAATTTATTATCTGGAGATAAAATTTATTATGATTCAAAAACTTCTGCCGGAATTGAAACTGGAATTTATTTTGTAAAAAAAATTAATAATAATTCCATATCACTGGCATATAGTAATACTAATTTATTTGCCGAAGAATATATTAATTTACATTCTGGAGTTTCTAATGATTTAATTTTCAAACTTGGTTATGAAAATAAAACAATTAAAGATCAAAAAATACTAAGAAAATTCAATTTAACTGAAAATATTAATTATTTTGATAACGAAAATGATCGAACCACATTTAATAGAAATATTGGACTGTTAGTTAATGGTGTGGAATTATTTTCACCAACTTTATTTGATGAAAATATTTATTACGGAAAAATAGATTCAATTCAAATAACAAATTCAGGAAAAGATTATGATGTGATAAATTCTTCAGATTTAATTATTAGTGATTCTATTGGATCTGGATGTAAAGCAAATTTAATTCTTTCTGGATCATTAAAAGAAGTAAAAATAAATTCCCCAGGAATTGGTTATGATAGAAAACCAAAAATAACTTTAATTGGCGGAAATGGTTCTGGTGCAGTATTAGAATCCAATTTAGTAAAAACAAGAATTATTGCAAAATTTAAAGCAGATTTAACAGCAATTAATACATCTACAGAAACTATATCATTTATAGATAATCATAATTTTGATAATTATGAAGAAGTCACGTATTATTCAAATGGAAATTCGGTTCTCCCTGGATTAAATGATAAATCAAATTATTTTGTAAATATCATAAATTCAAAAGAAATTAAATTACACAAAAATAGATCAGATGTTTTATCAGGAATTAATACTATTAATATTACTGGAATAAGTTCCGGATTTCATGAATTTAGAACTCTTAACAGTAAAAAAACTATTAATAAAATTTATGTCAAAAATTCAGGTTCCGGATATTCAAATAGATTAGTTAAAGTATCTTCTATTTTATACCCATCTTCGGATTATCAAATTTCTGGAATTAGTACATTTGATGATTATATTTTTACCAAAAATCATGGATTTAGAAATGGAGATTTTATTAAATATTCTCATACCGGCACTTCAATATCTGGATTATCTACCAATATTGAATACTATATTACAGTTATCGATCAAGATAAATTTAAATTATCTGATGCTGGTATTGGAACTACATCAACCAATTTAAATTATATTAATAAAAAATATATCAAATTTAATTCTTTAGGGATTGGTACACACACATTTGCATATCCTCCGATTAGTATTCAAGTTGAATCTATATCTGGAATAGGTTCAACATTAATTGTGTCGCCAATATTGACTCCAATAGTACTTGGAAATGCCGAAAGTGTTTACATTGAAGATGGTGGTAGTTCTTATGGTACTTCTGATATTATCAATTTCCACAGAAGACCCAATGTGGATTTAAAACCGATCACTTCTGCTTTATTGAAACCTGTTATTATAAATGGTTCAATTACTGACATTCAAATTATTTTTTCTGGAAAGGGATATGATGATGGAACTGAAATAAAAATTTCTGGAGATGGAAAGTATGCCAATATCCAACCTATTATTGCAAATGGAAAAATTACATCATTTGTAATAATTGATGGTGGAGTTGGATATAAAAAATCAAATACCACAATAGAGGCAATTAGAAGAGGAAAAGATTTGCAATTTATTGCAAATGTATTTGAGTGGAAAATTAATCAAATTAAAAGAAATAAAGATACAATATCATCTTATGGTGGGGACGATGAAACAATAACAAATCCAAGCACTGATCAATCTCTTCAGTTGAAAATAATTAATTTTTATCTACCAAAAAAATTAAGAAAAAATATCGGTGATAATATTAATGATAATAATACTGAAGTTGGAATTGACACTTCACATAGCCCAGTTATTGGATGGGCTTATGATGGAAATCCGATTTATGGGCCATATGGATATGCAAGTTTAACTGATACTAGTATTAAATTAATTAATTCTAGTTATATAGAAGATCCAATTATTCCTTCTTCGTTAAGACCAAATTCTTTTGAGATTGGTTTTTTTGTAAACGATTATAAGTTTAATAATTCTGGAGATTTGGATCAATATAATGGAAGATTTTGTATAACTCCGGAGTATCCATATGGAACATATGCTTACTTTGCAACTCATGATTTAGTTACAGGAAATCTAATTCCAAAATATCCATATGTAATTGGAAAATATTTTAAAGATATCCCAATTTTTGAAAATTTTAATCCAAATTTTTCTCAAAAATTAGATTTTAAAAATCTTAATTTAATAAGAAATTTCGGAAATTATTTTTTAGATTCTGAAAATTCTGGATACGATGCTTTAAATAAAAATATTTCAAATTTAAAACAAGATTTTATAGTAAAGCAAATTAAAAAATCCGGAATTACATCTATTGTAATTGATTCTTTGGGTGAAGAATATCGTGTAAATGATATTATAAATTTTAAAAAAGCAAAAGAAGGAACAGGAATAAGTGTAGAAATTGGTAGAGTAAATGGCAAAACAATATCAAATATAATTGTTGGGGTATCCACTTTCAATGACGTTATATTTACGACTAAAGGTAATAATATTATAGGAATTACTTCATCAGTACATAATTTGATATCTAATGATAAAATAATTATTTCAGGAATATCGACAATATCCCTATATCAACTTGAAGGCACAAAAACTATAATTGTAAATCAAAAAGTAACTGGATTGACGACTAGTTTACAAAACGTTGGTGTTACTGGAATTTCTACAAATATAAATGTCACAGATATTTTTGGTTTTGAAGTTAACGATTCAATTCAAATTGGAACAGAAATATTAACCATTACAAATATCATACCAGAAACATCACAGTTATTGGTCAATAGATTATCTTCTGGTGGAATTCATACTGCAGGAATTGAAAGTGTAAGATTACTTCCCAAAAAGTTTCAATTTACCGAAATTAATCCAATTTCATCATTTTTGCCAGAAAATAAAATGATATATTTTGATCCAACAAATAGTGTTGGATTTGGAATTACTGGAACTAATTATTCAGTTGTTGGTATTGGAGTAAGTACGATAGTAAATAAATTTGTTCCATCAAAATCGATTTATATTCCAAATCATAAATTTTATACTGGACAACAATTGATTTATAATTATTCTGCTGGTATAGGATTGAGTGTGCATGACAACAATCCTTCTTCTGCATTTAGTTTAACGCAGAATCAAACAATATATGCTGTAAATTTTGGAAATAATTATCTGGGAATATCTACATTAGGTTTTACTACCTCAGTTGGAATTGGGAGTACTTTAAATTCTTTATATTTTACTTACAATTCAAATGTTGGTTATTCTCATTCAATTCGAACTACATATCAAACAGTAACTGCAAGAGTTGAAAATTATTCTGGAATTGTGACTACTTCAGAACCTCACAATTTAATTGATGGAGATAAAATCAAATTTACAATTATACCATCAAGAACAGAAAATGTATCTTTTAGATTTGATGAAAAAAATAGAAAAATTACAACCGATCTTATAGGTTTTTCTACATCAAAAGTTTCTATTGGTTCTACATCAACAATTGATATTGGTTCTAATATATTAAAAAATGGAGATAAAATTGTTTATTATTCTGGAACTACTGCTATTGGTGGTTTAGAAAATGAATCAGTTTATTATGTGTTAAAAGAACACCCAGATAAAATACAACTTTGTAAATATTCTTATGACGTGACTATTGGATTGGGGATATCATTTTCTAATGCTGGAATTGGTACTCAAAATATTGCTCTTATAAATCCACCACTATCATTTTCAAAAGGAAATATAATAGTATTTGATATATCCGATCCAACATTATTGGATATTGATTTAAGATTTTATATAGATGAAGATTTCAAAAAACAGTTTGAAATTGATAAAAAAGAAACAAATCAATTTGTAATTCAAAGAACATCTACAAATATAACACTACAAACTAATGATAGATCAATTCCTGCAAATCTTTACTATAATTTTATTACGTCATCCAATGATGTAGAAAAAAATCAATTATCTACGGATAAAGAAGTTTTTGGTTTTAATCGAATTGACATTCTGCCAAGCAATTTATCAAATGAACAATCTATTATTGGTATTGGAACCAATTCTTTTAAATTTAATTTAAATAAAAAACCAGAATATACAGAATACACTCAGGTATCAGGAATTTCTTCAGTTTTTTATGATACAAATTCAAAAAACACAACTGGACAAATATCACAAATTAGAATTAATTCAAAAGGAAAATCATATTCGATTCTTCCATCTGTAGATTATATTAAATCTTCTTCTGGAAAAAATGCAATATTGTATCCAGTTTCATCCGAAATTGGTAAAATATTATCATTTGATAGAATTAAAGATGGATTTGATTATCCAACAGATCCTACTGTACTACCACAATTGAGTGTTCCTGCTATTTGTATCATTAAAGAAATATCTAGAGTAGAATCTGTTGGTATTTTGACAGGAGGAAAAAATTATAATATATCACCAAGATTAAAAGTTATTGGAAATGATCAATTAGAATTGACATCTAAAATTCAAGGTGGGTCTGTAATTGAGGTAAAAATAGTAAAAAATGTTTTTAATTTGAAAGATCCGCTCAGAATTGTTCCATACAATAATTCAAATGGATATGAAATTGATCAAATATATGCAAATCATATCACAGGAAATGGAACAATAGAATTAGTAAATGATCCTATTTTATTTGAACCAATCGCAATTGGATATGGGTCAACAATAACAGAATTTCCATTTGTAGTAGGTGATAATATTTTTATTGAAAAATGTAGATTGACTGTAGGATCTGCATCTTCTGCTAATTTTAATTCAAAAGATTATGGGTATAACTTTTTTACAGTAACAGGAATAAACACAACAAATAGAACTATAAACTATAATATGAATGGTTTGCAAACAAATTCATTTGGTGAATATAATTCGGATTTTACTCTTGGTTATGTTGTCAATAAAAAAGATATGGCCGAATTTAAAATGAATATAATTGATGATGCCCAATATTTTTCTGGAGAAAAAGTATCATCTACTAATTTTTCAGCACAAGTAATGGAAGATGGTTGGGATAATGACATAAATCAATTAAGATTAATAAATGCTAAAGGAGTGTTAAATGTTGGTGATAAACTTTATGGGGAAAATTCAAAATTAAATGGAGTAGTAAAATTTGTATCTATATTTAATCTTTCTGCATCTTTAGGAGTTTCTAGAGACAAAATTAATAATTTTGGAGACAAAGTTGGTTTTTTGAACGATTATCAGCAAAGAATATCAGATAATAATTATTATCAAAAATTCTCATATTCAATTAAAAGCGAAATACCATACTCAACTTGGAAAGAATCGGTAAAATCAATTATACACCCATCTGGATTTAAAGAATTTTCAGACTTAAATATAATTGGAATACCCACCAGTGGTCCAGTTAATCTTGGAATTGCTAAATCTACAAATATGAAAGTTTCTGTTGCATCATCGGAAACAACATTACTTGTAAATATGGATAGCTTTGATTCTTTATATACAAAACATAATTTTTCGATGGTATATGAAGAAGATGTGTTAGATGACGAATCCGTAGAAAGGATTTATTTCCCAGAAGGAACTGCTTTGAGAACTTTTATATTAAATAAGACCAATAAAGTTTCATCAATTGATGATATTAGTTCACAATTTACAGGAATTACTAGCACAATTGGGGGGACAATTGTTGGTTTGTCTTCATTTAAACTTAAAAATTCGGAAAATTCATTATTTTATAGAGAATTTGTTGGATCTGCTAGTACAATTGTCGATTTATCAAATGATAAATTTATTATCCCAAATCATGGATTTCAATCTGGGCAAGAAATAATTTACAATTCTGGAG